CACGTTATTTAATTATAACTGGCTGATGTAATCAGCCCCCCAAGTGTATTTTATCCCAGCTAACACTTGCTGGTGGACAGTTTTCCTGTCTACAGGTTTTTCTATCTCTTTAAACTTTGTTACAATAGTGTAACATGGTTCTTCAAGAGGTAGATCACTGATTATTTTATTCCAAAAATAATCTTGCTGCGGTTCAACATTCCTTTCGGATTGTGTAAACCAGTCAAAAAGAAGGTCATCATCTAATTTCTTAAATGATTTATCTAAAAATTTGACACGAGCAGCATCCTGTAATAAGCTAGCTTGTTGCCACCTTAATTGGTAGATTTGCAGATCTTTTAACCATCGTCTCTTAAAAAAGACAGCGGCAGAAGATATCCTATCAGTATAGTATACGGTAGGATTTGGCTGATTTCTATTACTTAAGGGTTGCCTCATGATCGGTTCACCGTCATCTTCGATGACAGAAATGAACTTATCTGAGAGGCAATGGCCGTAAACTTCTGCAATTTGATTGCAGAATGGTACAAAGCTAGGCAAATCATATGACTTGCACTTGATGTACGAAATGTTTTCACCCTTATAATAATCACCACCACACGATTCACGAAAGTAACCGTGGGCGAGAGTCTTATTAAGGTTAATAACAAGTCCATACGATTGGAGTGCTTCGATACTTTGTTCATATAATTCAATAGGAACAATAATATCATCGCCATAGACCCAGACATCAGTTGTAATTGATCGTAGTATAGACCAGAAAACCATTGCCTCTATAGGAAAGCATAAAGCTGAACCCATAGGAGCAAACTTGTTTAACTGGTGAACTATATCACCTACACACGCATGTGTGGACCTCGAAGCTCTAAGAGCTTTGAACCAATCTGGTGAAACTAGGTACTTTACAAGTTCCCAGCTCACCATATCCGAAGCATCCTTAAGATCGATGGTTACGTACCGTCTATCTATAGATGCCTCATATGCCAAACGCTGATTAATCAGCTGGTCAGTGAAATTTATATAACCCTTTGCAGGGCTATGATTTTCAATGTGGTCATAGAGCTTTGTTTGTAAACCTTTTTGAATAAACATTAATTCATGAGGTTCCATACATATAGTTCTAGGTCCACGACTGTCCTTAGGTACATGAGTAACTCGGGAATATTGATTAGCTGTCTCTGTCTTATTGACCGTACACCAATTATTGGCGTGTGAATGAGAATTAAAGAAATACTTAACACCGAATGTATCCATAAGAGGGTATATTTTGCGTCGAGCATGAACTTTAAACTCATTAGAGACAGGAATCGCTGATGCGCCGCCTGTATGATGGGGTTTTATGTCGAATGGATCATTCGGCAATATAGACAAAAAGTGTTTTCTAACTATGTCTAAGCCCTCAGGCCAACCTTTATTTTTCACAAGGTTGTCCCGCTCTATAAATTTGATATTTGCCTCTTCTTCATCTTTAAGAAGGAGAGGAGTTTCAAACTTATAAAACATCATAAGTAACTGCCTAATATCACGTATCCCAACAGGATCGAGTCGAATATACCCGTCTTTGTAAAAGACTCTAATAAAGAGTTCATACAAAAAAGCAGGTAATTCGGAATGACGTTGCTTCTTAAAAGAAGTGTTCGTCATTTGAAAACGACCCTGTAAGCCATGTTCGAAGTCTTTCCCAAGACTTGGAAGAGTGGCGTAAAGGAACACGTCCCCTTGTTTTAACCTTTTTTCAAAGGTATCCAGGGTTTTGGAATTTACATTTAGGTGGATAGCGAGTGCGCGCCACAAGGCGGCATGTCTTTTCAATAGGGGCATAAATTTTCCTTATTACGAAAGAACACCAAGATCATACCATTAATCACTAAATGCTAGCGTCCTTGTCCTAGGAAAATAATTGTGCAAATTGCACGAGTAATTCGCCGAAGAAAACAAGAACGTCTATAACCAACTCTGTGAAAACGTTATAGTCTTCAAGGAGTTGAGGATCTGGACTAGGAATCATTACGATTCCTTATTCAGAAACTTTGCAAAAGAAGTTGCGTTAGACGCGAATGTTACTAGTAACACGCGAAGACGTTCAATTTCAGTTGCTGTGTCAGTACGTCCAATTAATGGATTATACTGAACCTTGAGTTGTAGACGGATTGTATCAGACGCTGGTGTTATCGTACATGTATCAGTACATGGAACGACGACTTCTGAGTCAAGAATGACTACAGAAGATACCTTACCGTTTTTAGCTACTTCATGAGAAATGGTCATCAAGTTAGGGTTATCTAAACCCGTACTTGGATCAGATCTTAAAGAACTATTAGTTCTCTGTGAAGTTAGGCTGTAAACGTTAGTGCCGATGGTGATGTCAGGTGTGAACATGGGTTCTTTCTCGCTTTTATGTGATGTTAATTATTTGAAAGTTTTCAAAAAAGCCACTGAGGCTAAATAAGAGAACTGCCAACGTGTAACATTGTTCTCCAGAATAAATTCTGTAGGTTTTGACATGTATTCAAACATGCTTTTCAATGGGAGCCTTCTGCGAACATAACGTTCAATTTTAAAGCTCCTGCCAAACGGTTGGGGTATACTGCCAAATACATAGGCAGGATGACCCGGGTCGTTCAAAGTGGGAACGTACAAGAAATCGCCCTCAACAGCACTCTTTTGAGAGTAGCCACATGAGACGAATTCATATTGAAACATTGTTTCAATTGCTTCATCGAAGGCATCGATAATCTCACCAATATTGGTAAAATAATCAATAGCCCAAGAAAAAGGCACAGCTTCCCAAGCCCCAGAAAGGGGCTTGTCTATTCCGAGAGCACGAATATAAACGTTTTTACGTTCAGATTCGGCAATAAGTTTAGGTTTGAAGTAAAGATGTAGCTTCACGCTGCTTGTACGTTTTTGATTAGGCGATGTAACATTGTAAGGAACAAATGAAGAATAGGTAGGGCCGACAAAAGTGTCGAGTTCACCTTGTTCTACAACTTCACTTACAAGAACATGCTTATCCCACACAAGGCCGCTTTTAGCGGCCTCGTTCCAGCGATCTATATAACCACTCAAACGAGTGACTATACCATATATAGCTTGGATATCGCTAAATAAAGGCAATATTCCAAAATTTATAAGTAAGTTCTTCTCAGCAGCTGTATGACCAAGGGATTTCCCTAGTTTTATAGCTGTTTTTGAAAAGGTTTTCTTTAGATCGCCGAGTTCAAGGATAGCGGTGTAGACATTAAATTGATCTACCTTCGCATCTTTGAAAGACGGTTGTAATTTAGTAAATGCTTCTTTCAAATCCAAATAATCATGGATATCGAGGTTGATTTGTGTAGGTGAGGTTTCGTAAGCGTCTAAACGCCCAAGAGTATAACCTCGTTGGATCTCATAATTATATGGGACACCATTAAACAGCAAATCAGCGTAATCAAGTTCAAAAGGCTTTATGTCATCACTGACAATAGAGGTATTTGTTACTTCTTTGAAAATGGATTTATTCATCTTCAGATTACAAGCATAAGCCTTAGGGAGTTTGGAATAATCGACCACCTCATCAGTGATGGTGTGGCCGACAGACCAAAGAAATGAACTAGTAAAGACAGAAGAGGGGACGTAATTTTTGAACACCTTTAGGGTGAAATCATTTTTTATCGAACCAACTTGTCTTGTCCTCAATTTGAGAGGGCAAACTATAGACATAACGTACTCCTTAAGTAAATATTAAAATGGACAACCGT